TTTTGGTACTTCCATGTTTTCTATAAATGGTCGGTAGTTGGGAAGCGATGTATAGTTGCTATTGGAATATACAACTTTAGTACGTACTTTCTTACCTTTATACTCAGTACCTAGTAATCTAATTGTGCTATCACACAAGCCTTTGAAGTCTTCAACTTGTAATTGGTACCTGTCTTCTGGTATGAATTTGGTAGCAATGTGTTTAAACCTTTTAGCTTGGTTCATTATCTTGGATTCGAGTTTCTCAGGATCTTCATCCTTTGGTCTCCATTCGGTATGTTTTAAAAGTTTGTTATCTTTGGAAAAGGTAAATACCAGAAATTCATTTCCTTCAGAACTTACATTGAATGCAATATCAATAAGTTCTACATCTTCGTGGATTCCTACATCTAAGAAGTTTGCACCTCTTGATTCAGAATCTAAATTGGTATCTATTTTATACATAATTTTAAATACTCCTTGTTATTTATTGGGTTAATTTTTCATTCATTCTGTTAATGAAGGGTTGATAGTCGTTTTCTATTACTTCTTCTTGGTCTAAAAGGAACATTGGTGGGGTTTTAGCTGAGTCTTTACCACTAGAATTCAATTGTATATTATATATACGCTTGTTGTTTACTAGTTTCATCTCAGCAAAGTGTACAATAGTGAACTTACTCTCTATCATACCCTTCCATTCTTTCCCTTTAACCATTATTCTCTTCTCAACAGCACCTTCATCAGTTTCAACCCATTCATAGTGGGCACTGACAATAACGTGCTTGTTATAATTTTGTATAAGAAATAAAAGTTTGCCTATTTCTTCATTGTAGTAGTTCCAAATGTCGAAACCACGTTTGGTATCTCTGGCAGTCTTAAGTAGACTGTCCACATATGCCGAAAAACTATCAAGAACAACCACTTTAATTGTGGGTTCCTTCGCATATTCGATAAGTTTCTGATAAGTTTCTTGCCAATTTACAGGAGCACTGTAGTGTTTGAACTTGTTAATGAACGGCAGAGGTTTATTTTCTGCATTGATAAAACCAGTAACTTCAGGATCTAAATTCCTAAAAGCCATAGTCTTACCTTTACCTGACATACCAACCAGAGCTATCTGATAGGGTATTGTTTTGCTCATTACAAGTAATTGTTATTAAAAAGTAAAAGGATAGTACCTTCAAGTTGATTAACCGATATTACTCTCGGGTACATTCCTGTCCTCGGTAGGCTGAAAAGTTAGTTTGGTGCTAAAATTACATAGTCAACTCTTGAACCTGATTGGGTACTATCCTTGAAAATATAATTATTACCTAGCTAGCTAGATATTTGCGTCCAAATCTGTCTTCTTTTATCTGATATATAGATCCATCTTCAATAATGATATACTCATTACCAAAGGTATCAACCATAATATCATACTGACGGTAACCGATTTTCACCCAATAAGAATGTATTCTTACATCCTCTACAGAAACCACTGGTTGCTGATAAGGGGAAAATATGCTACTAAGGTTGTCCTGTTGTAGAAGTGGACACCTGTGAGGACAATTTGTTATTGCTGGCTTATTTTTCTTAAGCCTGGGAGCTGTAACTTCGATATCAATTGTGATACCTACGTTTACGTCTTGTTCTCTTGAAGGAACATTAGATGTGCAACCATAATTCTCTTTAGCATACTGTGCTAAACGAGCCTGAATTTTAGAAAACTCAGCGGTTAGATTGTATACTTTCCAAACACGATTATCAAAATCACGAAAAGACATAGGATCTGTCTCAACACGATAATCAAAGTTTGCAAAATTTGAAGTGTCTCCAAATACTATAAGTTCATTAGTCTTAATGGACTTGATAGATTTGTCACGGAAAAGGCCCAACTGTTCAGTCAACCCATACTGCTTAGCAAGCTTAACTATGGTTTTAACAAAAGGTCCATAGTTGTGATCAGTATTAAGGATGATGAAAGGCTTCTTTTTGTTTTTTGAAACACTCCTGCAAGTATTTGAATTAGGGAGCACATAGACGGTTTCTTCTAAAAGATTAAGGATAGCTGTATTTTTAAACATTTTCGTCATTTGTATTAGTTATATTAAACGGATTAGCTTCTTCTATTGAATTGTATTTTAGATTATTAAAGAAGCTAAGTATCTTTGGTTCGCCCTCTCTTACTTTAAGGAAATGCATATAAATCTTGTTTTTTACAGGCAAGGGTGGATTGCTTGGTCCATACTCTGTTATTCCTAAAAGTTCGGGTCTATGAAGCACAATAACATAGTCAGATGCTTGAAATACGCTGTCACCACCAAATATATCCCTACGCATTGGAAAATGCATAAAGCTATTGATAATCCTTTCGGGACTCTCAATTTCTCTGTTCATTTGGCTGATTTGTAATATGGTAGTTGTACCTACCTTTTTTGCTTCCATAAAGACTTTTTGTAATGCATACAAGGTCTCTCTCTCGTTCTCACCTAGTCGACCACGGGTCAACAAAGTGTGATCAAGTATCACAATTAACCACTGTTTAGTGTTGGCTAATTTACTTTGGAATGCTCCTATAGTGTTACGTATTTCCTCAATATTACCTGGGCTATCAACATAATAGATAGGGTACTTCTTGATTTTATCTGCATGTTCAATCGCTTGTTTATATTCTTGGTCTGTTAAACCTGTATTATCTTCACCATTGCTGTAAAGCTCACTAGTAGTCTTTTTCATCTTATATGATAACTTACGACCTATTTGACGGGACGCAAGCATCTCAAAATTAAATGATAGAACTACAAATGACTGATGAGGATTTAGGTCAAACAAATCCGTTTCCAAGCTATTAACAAACGATGATTTACCACTACCGCTAATACCAGCTACTGTATAGATTGTATTGGGTTCAATACCCCCCATACACTGGCGGTTAAACTTTGACCAACGAGTCTTTAAAGATTTGCTAACTCCTTTACGTCTGTTATCAATATACGAAAGTATCTCGTTGACTGGCTCTGCGATATGTTTATAATGTAATATCTTATTCGATGCCTGTTCCATATGCAACTGTTTTATCATCCTGGGTAGAATTATAGTTATCCTTAACTAAATCCTCATATACCTTCCAAGATTCGGATGTGAGCCAAGCTGACATACGTTTGAAGAAAGACATCTGTCCTTTCAGAGTTTTGTCTTTTATTTCAGCGAGTAAACATTTAATAAGATATTCGTGCTTGGCTTTGTTTCCACGCACAATGTTGTGATAAATCTTTCTGCTCCTCTTATGATCTACCCTTAAATAGTCGTAATCACCACTAGGTCGTAAGACTTTCGTTGGAAAGGTTTCGTAGAATTCTTCGAACGGATCGCCGATGAATGAAATGCTCTTACGAAACTTATCTGTGACTTTAATTATGCTGAAGGCAAGAGGATCACTGGGAGGATTGGCTACAAACCCTTTTTCATATAACACCTCTAAGTCCGCTTCCACCTGATTAAAGGTATCTGTGAAGTTTAGATAGGTCTGTAGCTGTTTTAAATTGGCTTCACTCAACAGTTTTAGTATTACAAACTGATGGGCGTTGATTTGGTGTTGTTGTAAATAAATAAGATCAATTTCAATCATATCTCTAACTTTAAGTGCAAGTCAAGCACGGATATGAAATTTGTTAAAGTCTGTTAATTTTCCTGACTTTTTTTGTTTTTATAATATACCTACCGTTGTGTTCTACCACGCTAATGATGATAGTACGGTATAAAAGTTGTTTGAAAGAGTTTAATCTTTCTAGTCTAGCTCCATTGACATTTAGTTTAAAAATGTCTTTAATGAAATTAGCCTTTGTATCTGAATCTGCTCGTTTGTAAAGCGGATATCTATCTTCTATCATCTCTTTAGTTAAACGTAGTAAGTGACGATTAGGTTCCGACATTACTAGTTTAATTTTAGGAATTAAATCAAAAGTATATCCATAGTCTATCATAACTAATTCCTCACTATTTTTGGCAGCTTGGTTAACTTCTTCGAGTAAATGCATTATTTCAGTTTCTAGGACAAAACTTTTCATTGGAATAAAGATAATTGTGGATTAATAATTTCGTTGATAATTTTCTGAGTCTGGTGTATATAATAACCATAGTCTATACGATACCCTTCAAAGGTGTCATAGTCAACATAGTCATTAAACACAGTTACTGGCTTGTTAGCCTCATATCTTTCTACTTCTTTGGTCTTGTTATCTACTTTCAATAGAGTGCCACCACTTATAGAAACATAGTATCTTACTGATTTTTGTAAAGTATCCTTTTTCGCAATACCATTTGCTATGTAATGAAATTCATTTGTAAATTTGTTGTCAATCTTTTTTGCGATACAAAAATCGTATATATCCCTGTGGTTCTTTATAGTGTCTTCTATTGGTTTGTTGTTAACAAAGAATTCATATAGTGCTATAGATACTATTGGTTTATCCCATCCTTTATTTAAAGGGTCTGTACCATTGTTAAACTTAGTAGGGAATTCATTAATAAATATCCCTTTAGTTTTAACTTCACCATCTCTTTTTATTGCAATGTAATTATTAACATCTCTCCTAATATACTTAGTATAATAATTATACTCTAGTTCATAGTTAGTATATTCTTCCCAAGATTTACAGATTTCATAATACTTGGTCTCCTCTCCAGGTTTAACAAGAGCTGTTATACCATCTGTATTGACAGATATAACTTTAAAACCATTTAAAACTAGCTTCTCTACTAGCATTAATAAATACAATTGACCATTTATAGTCACTTGTAGATTTACTAATGGATCATATAAGAATGAATACTTACTCCTAGTCTTACCTATAGCTGCATTCATTATTAGCTTTAAACCTTCTGCTTTTGTCTTACTGCCATGTTTTTTCTCTTCTAACCTATTGTCCCTTATAGTCTTAAAGTTCTTTAGGAACTGTTTACCTAAGTGTTCAGGGGCAAGTTGGTAATTAATAACTGTTGTAGGATACATGGAACCTATGTCAGCATCAATTATATTTAAGTCTTCTGTTTCTTCAAATATTCCACCTGTGTCATTTGAATGTATACCTCCTATACCTAGTTTGTATGATATACCATCAAATACAACCATCTTCTTAAAGAATGGTTGTCCTTCATAGTATATATGACTTTTTACTTCTTCAAGTAGTTTACTAAAAGTATCTGTGTTGAATTTAATATTACTAAACACAACCCAATCAAACTTAATAAACTTCCTTTCTGTACGTAAACCTCTAAAGGCTTTTAATGGTAGTCCTGATGACTCAGAGTAAAACTTTTCTAGTAACCTATTAGCTATCCCTGTATCAGATTCTGTATATAAGTCTACATTATACTCCTTTGAGAGTTCATGCCTAAACTTGATAGCATCTGATAAGTGATAGTATAGTTTTTCAGTTATTAATACATCATTTAAATTATAGAAACGTATAAGATCTACCTGATCTGGGTTAATTTTACTTGTCCAAGGTATAGGTAGATCCTGTAGTTTGTGCCATTTTAGTGACACGCCTAATAGTTTTAAAGACTTCTGATAACCACCAATCTTCATAAGATCTATATATCTAAATGGTATGTTATACTTGAAATCTATAAAGTCTTCTTCGATTATTAACTTAGCTAAATCATAGATTTGCCTTGTTACAGTGTTAGTATCTTCGAAGGTTAGACGACTATGCGATCTATATATAAAGTTTAATAACTGATTATCAAAATACATTGAGTTGTAACCTATTAACCACTTATTGGAGTCTGTGATAAAATAGTATAACTCATCTATTTGATTGATATCTTCAAATATGATAAATTCTTTAAGTTCTTGAGATTTTGGATTTTTAAAGATAACAGAGAAATAATTTATGTATGTTTCTATGTCATATATCCATATCATATTTAAGGTGTTAAATTAAAAGCACGGTTGGCCAGGTCTCCAGAAACATCTATTATTAAGATTACTCTTATTTTCAATTTCCTTCTCCTGGGCGTAGACCTCGTGCTATTCTACAAATTTGGTCATTAAAACAGGTGTATAGTTATTTAAATTACAAACTACATTGTATCTGTTTTTTATCTTCCTAAGTACATCAGCTCTATGAGCATGACCATGAACATGTATACTTTCTTGAGCATGCATTCCTTCCCATGATTCTATTGGGTAGTGTGATAATACAAAGAGTTGTTTGTGGATATCTACTTTATGTATTGGTTGAAGTAGTGTTCCAAACTCTTTAAATAGTTTAACACTCTGACTTTTATCATGGTTTCCTTTCAAGAAATACTTTATACCATTTAAACGGCATAGTATAGAACGAGTATAAGATCCACTAGTTAGAGCAAAATCACCTAATATAAAAATTATATCAGTTGGTTTTACTACTTCATTCCAGTTTTTAATTATAGTATTATCGTGTTCTTTTATTTCAGTAAAAGGTCTATTATCGTACTTGATTATATTTTCGTGTCCAAAATGAGGATCAGAGATTACCCAATAATCTATATTCTCATTGTTGAAACTTAAAGTATGTTGGGGTTGTATCTGTTCCATATTTGTTAGTATTAATAAAAGGGGGCCCTTAAGCCGTCTTCGC